ACCGAAAGGAAGTCTCCGGCCGAAACTGCCGCGCCGATCTGGACAATCGCCGGGCCGAACTCGATCACCGAGACCGGCAATTCAGTGGAAACGGCATCCTCTTCGACGACGCCTTGGATCGCGCCGCCCAGCGTAGACGCCAGCGCCGCATGATATTCGTCGGTGCCGTAGATCACGGCCAGGCCGCGCTTGAGCGTGGTTGCCGCCGGGATCAGGCTTTCTTTCATCTGGGGCTCCTTCGGCCCTTTTACCGAAACAGAAATGTTCGACATCGCGTGCCCTCCTGGGGCTGTCAAAGTGTGCCGGGCAGACGGTGGCTACCCAGCTAAAGCCCACGGCGCCAACCTCGCCGCCGCCAGAATCAACATCTGGCAGTCAGGTTCTCTACACCGAGCCGGCGCTCATACCGCCAGCCATGGTCAACTCGGGCTTCTCGGCGACAACCTCGTCGAGCGCCTCACCAAAGTTGAGCTTCGGATTCTCCTTCATGCGTGCGTGCGCGGCATCGGTCAGCGGATCGCCGCTCGACTTGCTACCGCCAGAAACCTTTCCGCCTTCGTAGAAGGTCGCATTCGGCACGATCTTCTTCAGGCCCTCCATGAACTCGACGAGCATCTGGAAAGGCGCAACCTGCGGCTTCTTGCCATCCTGGTCGGCTTCGCCAAACTCGATGGTTGTAGTCGCCTTGGCCAGCTCCTCGAAGACCAACGGCAAGCCAGCCCGGTCGAAGGCTGGAACCCACTTACCCTCGCCTTTCAGCTTGTTGATGGCTTCGACAACCCGAGCCTTGGTTTCTCCGGTGGCGATGGCCGTTTCACGTTCAGCGAACTTGGCCGTCTGCGCCTTCGCGCTGGTTTCAAGCTCCGAGATTTTGGTTTGGAGCGGCGCGGTCGCCGCGGTTATCGCCTCGGTGGCGATGCGCTTCACATCCGCTTCGCTGAACTCCTTCGAAGCGCCCTTGCCGAATCCCGGCACATGCTCGGCGAACCAGGCAGAGATCTGCTCGCCAATCGACTTATCGTTTTCAGCTCCCACGGTTTCCTCCTCACCGAACGCAAGTTCAACGAACTCGCGGCCGGCGTCGTCAAAATTGAGATTTTTCAAGCCTTTTACTTCAGGAGGCTGCGCACCCAGCCAGCCCACATGCCGCAGGCCGCCCACTTTGCCATCGGCGTCCAGGTAGAACGCGGCCGAACGCTTCTTATAACGCCCAGTCTTGCGTGCTTCGTCAAATGCCGGGTCGACCTGCTTTTCTTTAGCCAGCAACGTGTCACCATCGAGCGCCAAGCGCTCGATCCAGCCAAAAGCCGGCGCGTCGGTCTTCGGATGGCCGACACATACCGGCGCTTCATGGAAATCCGGATCATAGTTGCGCACAACGCGTTCGAGATCTTGCCGCGTGATATTGATCTTGCCCTGCGGCCGGTAATCTCCGGCGCGGAAGATCTCGATCCAGCCACGCGGCGCTTCACCGTGCTCGACGCTCTTGCAGTATTTCTCTTCGAAATTCTTGATGCGATCTTCGTCGAGGCCCTGCTTCTTCGCTTCGGCGACGATCTTATGTGCCGTGGCAACCTTGGCATCGGCGGGCACATTCTTTTCATGCCCGAACATCTTCAAGGCTGAGTCGATGTGTTCCTTGTCGATAGGAAGATGCCAAGTGGAAATATCCTTGGCGTCGCCTACATACGCGAAATCGTCCGCTGAATGCGGCTTACCATCGATCGTCTTGGTGAGTTCTGCCATCGATCCAAGTATCGCGGGATAGAAAAGGCGCGTGGGCGCGCAGGACGCGCGCGGCGCGGGCGTCTATCTTGCGGATAAATTGCACAGTGTAGGAATGGAATCTCTAGGTTTTATGCGGCGATCAGGGAGCCAAAGCCCTCTTGCGGAACGAGCGTGCGCGCCAGCATCGGCAACCGTTCCAGGCCGCCCTCGCTTGCATTCGGATCAATCTTGAGCGCTTCCTCGGCCGGAATCGGCACCACCGAGCAGCGGCAATTGAAACCGGACGGCGGATAAATCTTACGCCAAACGGGATCGATCGCGCGCGCAATAAAGCCATCGAGCGCCGCGTGCTCCGGCCGTACCCGCAGATCGCCTACCGTCCAGTATTGCCAAAAAGGCAGCGCGTCGACCATGTGTGGTTCGCTCATTTGTTCCAGACGCCCGGCGGAATAGATTTTCTGCATCACCGTCTGAAAAGCTGTATCGAGCGTGAAAGCATTGATATTGGCCACGCCGGAGGCCGTCGTGAGCTGGTCGGCAGCTTTGCGAAAGTCGCTTGCCGTTTCGCCTTTCTTGGCACCCTCGGCCAGCGCATCTTGTACCTTCTGCACCAGGCGCAGATCGGCCGCGCCAGCAATCGTAAATGCGTTGCGGCGATACTGCGACGTGAGGCCATCGAAAATCTGCTTGGTAACCGGCGTCAGATCGCGGATGCGCTCGGCGGTTTCATCGCCGCCTACATCGAAGGCGGCACTCACCGTGTCATCGTCTTCGGCAAAGTGCACACGCCGCGAGGTGGTAGCCAGCGGCAACCGCCGATGCGTCTTGGCATAGGCGTGCCTGACCACCTGCAGACGGCCGAGCACGTCGGCCGCCGCCATGTGCCGCGCCAGCAGCGTGCCGAGCTGTTCGCGGAAGTTGGCATCGTGCGGCGCGGCGAGATGAACGCGGATCGCCATGCTACTCGCTTACCTCGACCGGCTGCGCGGAGGCCGCGACTTGGCGCGTCCGATGCGCCAGCAGCGGATCGGCGCCTGTTTTGAGCTGCTCGACCAACTCGTCGAACTCGTGCTGTTCCTTTGCGTCCTCGGCAAAGGTATCGCCATCGTCCGGGGCGCCCAAGTTCGCGGGCGCTGCCGCGCTCGCACTAGGCACCAGTGGCAGGTCTGGATCTTCGCCTTTCACCAGCGGCACATCGTAACGATTGGACACGTAGCCGGCCGTTATCTGTTTGCCCATCTTCTGCACGCCCATGTCGACGACCAGGCGGTCTTTCAGGTTCTCTTCTTCGCCAACGTTGAAGCTCCACTTCGGCATCGGCGCGTCCGGACCATAGTTCCACAGCACCAGCCGCCGAACGAGCTGAGAATTGATGACCGAAGCTACGGAACGCGCCAACTCGGCCACGCGCGTATCGAGCGTCTCGGTGTGTGTCTGCCCTTGCGCATTCGAGCCGTGGCCGCCCTCGTTGCCAAAGCTGGTCAGCGTCTCGCCGAGAATCTTTCGCGCAATCGAGTATTGCATCGCTTCAAAGAATTTCTCGTATGTGGCCGGATCTTGCGAACGAGCGATTTTGAGCAGCTCGGTTTCAAATTTCAGATTTTGCGGTACCGCAATTGCGACACCGTCCACGATCGCCTGCGCAATACTAGCCGCCTGTTGCCGTTCTTCCACGTTGTCTGCATCGTTGTAGTACACAACTGCGGTGCCAGGGCCTTTTTCGGCGAACTTCAGCCACAACCGTTCCAGATTGCGCTTGAACCAACTCGGCCAGAATACCGACTTGAGGAGCGGCCGTCCCATACGATTGCGGCCGCGTTTACGATAGGTGAAGACCAGAAACTTTTCTTCGGGCACCAGATCACCACTCGACGCCCAAGGTTGCTTCAGGAATTGCAGCGGTCCAATCTGCGGCTCATAGCGGCTGCCAAACAAGAAAAGCTCCTGCGGGCAGTCGTTGATGCCCACCAGAGATGCCTGGCCAGCGCTTGTATCGAAGACCTGTTCTTGCACGGTGAAGCCGTAGCCTGGCGCATCCAGGACACAATCCAAAACCGAGTGAAAATCCTCAACGTTGGCGAGCTGATCTTTGACAAACTGCGCCACATCGAGCGCGAGCTGGCTCTCGTCGCCGGGCGAGACATCGTGATCGCGCTCCAGCACCTTCAGGCGCAGCGTTTCGAGAGCATCGGCGACATCCTCGTCCTTGTCTTCCAGCTCGCGGTAAAGCAGCATGGCCTGCGGATGGTTGTAGACCATCGTGGCCCAGATCATCGAAGGATTGCGGAGACCACCGAAAGCCAGCGAATTGCTATAGAGCGAGAGCTGCGATTGATACAGCGCTTCCTGCGTCACAATTTCGCCGCGCGGCGGCAGCGGCGGCGCTTGAAAGGTCTTTTCATCGGCCATTAGAACAATCCTCCTAGCAGCGTGCTCGATGGCGCTACGCCGGTTGTTTCCATGCCCAGGCCGCAGACATCGACATCCGCGGCCAGATCGGCCAGTGCCTTGGCCCAGAACACATCAGCATGGGCAGTGAGTTTTTTCTTTTGTCCGCCGGCTACGGCGCTATCGACCTCGATGCGCGGAGCGTCAAAGGTTACGCCGCTCGACGTTGCCTGGCGCTTGATCGCTTGAAACTCAGTGCGGATGCAGCCGTCGTAGGGGATGCGCGAACGCATTTTTTCAAGATTTCGTTTGATGCGAATCGCCAGATCGGTCTTTAGCCGAACGCCATTGTCGTTCGTGCCGCTGAAGCTCACGCCGAGAATCCGGCCAGGATTCGCTTCGTCAAAGTCGTCGTAAAGTCCAACGCCCATGCCCGTTTTGTCGATCGCCGTATGCCTCGTCAGCTTCACCACCGGATTCATGATCCTGAATTGATTCGGGAAGCTGATATTGTGCAGCCACGCCACCAGCCGCGTATGCGCGACATCGCCCAGTTTCTCGTCGAGCCACAGGCAGGTCGCATCGTGATCGCGGGCCACATCGATTCCGGCCGACAGCGGACCGTGCTTGCCGTCGGCTAATTTCTCGGCAAAATCTTTCAGCGCCGTTACCGGCGAGGTGTGATCGAGATGTATTAGCGTCGCGCCCAGGTCGTTGTCTTCGCAGGCAGCGATCAAATCGAGCGTCAGCCACGCGCCGGTGGCTTTCAGGAAGGTGCAGCAAAATTCCTGGTTCCATGTATCGTCGTCGTTCAAGCCGAGGCGCATTTCCTCGATGTTGATTGGGCAGCCTTCGCGCACGGCCATGTACACATCGACCCAGTGGCCGCTCCAGCCGTCTTTCTTGACCGGCAACTCGGATGGCGCGACGCCCAGGTCGAGTCCGAGCTGGCGCGCGATGTCGTAAAACTTTCCCTGTTCGCCGTTGGGCGTCGAGAGTACGCGCAGCTTGTGGCCGAGTGCGACCTGGCGGAAGACCGCGGCGAAGATGGCATAGCTGTCTTCGTGATGCGCGAATTCGTCCAGGATGGCGTTACCGGGATAGCCGCGCGCCGTACGTGGATTCGCCGGCAGCGCGATGATCCGCGAACCGTTCGGAAAGCTGATGCGCTGCTGTATGGCCTCGATCCGGCCCAGCGTGTCGATAAAATCTTCGTCCTGATAGAGCTGCGCCGTGCCGCCCATGAGCTGCAGGTTCTTCTGGCAGGTCTCGATGAATTCCGTCGACTGCGCTTTCGACGCGCTCAGAACAGTCCACGTATCATTCGGACGGATCAGGCAACCATCCTCGTCGCTCATGATGGCTTCGAGGCCCGTGGCGTAGCTGTAGCCAATACGCGCCGACTTCACTGCGGCCTTGAATCGTGTGTGATCGTCGATCCAACGCTGCTGATAGCCCCGGAGCTGAATCACCGGCGGCAGCTTGATCTCTTTTTTCGGAAACTCGAAACTAGGCATGAGCCGGAGCCTCCGAGGCTACCGGCGGCAGCCCGAAGACGCGCTCGCGGAGCCGGTTAATGTCTTCGACCGTCAGCTCGCCCTTGCGCAGCTTGCCGGCTGCCTTTTCCGTCTCGGCCTCCATCTGCTTGCGTTTCTGCTCGGCTTCCAGCTCAAGCTGAGCAACGCGTCGCTCATCGACAGCCACTCGACGCTCCTGGATCTCGACACGCTGAATGCGCGTCATGGCGAGCGTAAGATTCTCCAGATTTTTTACAAAGAGCAATTTATTGCCCGCGCTGGCGCTCTGCATCAAGGCAAAGACTTGGTCGCGCAGGGCATTCACCACTGCGGCGTTGGCACCGTCAAGATCGCATTTGGCAAAAGCCGCCGCGAACTCGCGCGCCTGCGCGCTCTCGCGCAACACGAACTGCCTGGCTTGTCGCACACGTAGATCGAACCAGCGTTGCAGTGTGGATTTCGGCAGCTTCATGTCGGGGAACTGCTCCAACACTTTCAAATCGAGCGTTTCCCAATCGACAAAACCGCCGGCATCTTCTTTCCACTTTTCGCTAAATGGACGCGCAGACTGCTCCGCGATCTCAAGCCAGGTGTGGCCGCTATCGTAGAGCGTCTGGATCGCGTCGCGCGCACTCTGCGGCAACAAGTCGATCTTGAGCGGTTGATGCTTCACACGCGGTTCGCCGGTTTTTGGTCTGGGCTTGGTCATGTCTAGGCAAACAGCACATCGTCGTTGCTACGCCCTGCCGTCACAAAGCGCAGGCCAGTAGCTGTTAGCTGGATCATGCTCAGCTCGACTCGGCCGGTGATCTCATTGGTCTGGGACTTGAAGTCGATGTAATCGAGCACCTGTAGATCCTGAAGAAGCGTGACGACCTGGTCGCGCCCCACCGTCTGCCCAAGTTTCTGCAGCATGGCCCAGACCTCGAAATCGTCCATCCGCGAGAACTGATTCTCGTGGCCCTGCCGGACGAGCTTCAAGATGATTCCGCGCCGGCGCCGCGCCTGGATCAACCCCCGCTCCGATGCGAATTCAATTCCCATGACGTTCCGTCTCCTCTGCTGTATCCAGCCGTGCGTGCAAACGCTCTACCGAGTTCGACAACGACTGTAAGACCTGGTCCTGCTGGTCAAATCTCTCGTATACACTCGGAAATTCGCGCGCCGCGTAAATCGCCATTCGCTCGACCTCCTCGAATTGGCGCTTGCCCTGCTCGGCCAGATCGCTCGTCGCATTGGCCATCTTGGTCTGCGCTTCCGCCGTCTGGTGCGTGCTGGTGACGATGGAATTAAAGCTGGTCGAGATGATGTCAAGCAGGCGCGAGAAAAATGGCGCCAGCAAAGCTAGCGCGATGATCGCTACGACCGGCCAAGGCCCCCAGGAAGTCAGAAGCTGAAATCCCTCGACCGGCTGCCGTTGGATCAAGCCAAAAGCTGCCAGAACCAGGGCGGCCCCTCCAGCCGAACTCAAACCGACCTTCACGTACCGTAGCCACCCCGAACGAAAGCCAGCCGAGATCTCGCTCGGCATCTTTGCAGCCCCCAGATCCAGCGTCGTCATCGTGCCCAACTCCCCCTCCTCAGCTTTCGAACTCTTGGCGTCATCAAACCTCTCCCCGTACCCCTCAACGCTGCCACGTAAAAATACCCCAGGCGCATACCTTTTGCATGGGTGGTACGTTCCCCTCAGTTGGCTTTTTCGATGCCTTAAAACGCCTTAATACGATTTCTCCCTTTTGGCCGCTCAATCCACCCTTTTGCCGCCTTTGATGGGGCCGTAAACGACCAGCGCCAATAAATCGTTTGGATAGTACGCTTTCCAGTATTTCGGCCACCGAATAACACGGCAAAAAAGCATTTTTGCGACCGGGACGTACCGCCAGGAGATGTTCAGATCGCCCCCGGTCTCTCCCATAAAATCGGAGAATTTCATACTCAAATATTTCGCGGATCGAGCCTTGATACGTTCCCAATGGGCGCGATCAATCTCCTGAAACTCGAAATGCTGCTCGGGATATCCTTCCTTTTTCATCCGCATTTTCCGTAGAGACAGACTGCCGGATCGGGTAAGGGCGCAACAGGCTCCCTTACCCGCCGACTCCTTATTAAGCGGGAGTGCCGAAGCTGATGGCGATCGAAGCCGTTCGCCCGGTCGGTTTGGCTACGGTGACGGTGCCCGTCGCGCTAAAGGTCTGCACGGTGCCGTCAGCGTCGGTCACCACGGCGCTCACGGAAACCGTCGCAGTGCCGGCAGCCACGGCCGCAATTGTGGCCGAGCCATCGGCGCTGTCTGTCAACGTGGCGATCGATAAGTCGCTGACCGAAAACGTCTGACTCGTAATCGTGGCG